TTATTTCTAAAAAATAAGTATAATGTTTTTCATAATCCTTTTCAGCCTCCTCTGTATACTTACAACCCACATAGTTCTCAAAAGTTTCTACATAAGGGGACCACCCAAGGGATTTCCATTTTTTTTCTATTTTTCTTTGAGCAAGTTTAGCTGCTAATTGCTCTGCATGTATTTTAATTGTTGTATAACACATAATATATATATTAGTTAATACTTGTTTTAATATAAGGATACTTGCCATGAACACTTATTGAGATTAAGGAGATGATATTTAATTAATCTCTGGCAAGTACCCTTATTTTGTACACCCAGTAGGACTTGAACCTACAACCTACAGCTTAGAAGGCTGTTGCTCTATCCAATTGAGCTATGAGTGCAGTTAATGTACGTCATTACTTATACCCATTTTTTCTCTCCACTTCCACCCTGTTATCTTTATATCAACATTTTGTGTTGATTTTATTTCACTTTTTAAACAAGACAATAAATACTTGTTTTTATTTAATTCACTTATGGTATCTCCAACTGCTGTAGTTACAAATGTTCCTTTGCTCTTCTTCTTAGTTTCTTTTTTCACACCTCTAACCCTTCTCCATGTGTTCCATTCGTAATCAACCTCAATATGCCATATCTGTTTTCTCATACCTTCTTTTTTATCCTACCTATAAAACAAAGGTCTAATGTTTTAACCTTAGTAAATAAGTCTTTCGCACCTGGTCTAGTTGATAACTCATAAAAGTCCCAACCCTTAACTTTATCTATGCACTTGTCATGCACCATTTCTTGTAGATCATCTTTTTTAACCTCTATCCAGTAATCCCTAGTCTCAAAAGCAAATCCATCTGCATCTCCATATAGCCAACCTTTCTTTCCTAATACATTTTTAAATTCTACAAAATGTATATTCTCATCATCTTTTTTAATAGCCTTTACATCTATCTTTATGCCACTAACTTCCAGGTCCCAGTGCTCATTATAATCTTCCTCTTCAGTGGGCCACTTTACATTTTCATATAGATTAGCATAATCTTTTTCAGCACGTCTGCCCCTAATCATATCTTCTCTCTTCTTTTCTTTAGTCTTGTATCTCATGAAATTTTGTTAATTCTCTTTGAAACCTAAGACCTAGCACCCCAGTACCAATGTTTCTTCCTTTAGCAAATATAATTTCTGCTAAACCCTCTGTGCTGTTTCCTTTATCATCCTGCGTTATACCATAGTATTCTGGTCTATATACTAACACCACCACATCAGCTGCTTGCTCAATTTCTCCTGACTCCCTTAAGTCTGCTATTGTAGGTCTACTTTCAGCTCTTTGACCTACACCCCTATTAAGTTGAGACAATGCAATTATAGTTACACCTAATTCTTTAGCTATATTCTTTAATGCTCTTGCCACCTCAGAAACCTCCTGCTCTCTGCTCCTCCCTTTTTTGTCGTTAGATACTAGTTGTAGGTAATCAACCATAAATAACTTAACCTTCTTGGTTATAACATATTGTCTTATCCTGTTTAGAAGGTATTTAAGAGAGGAGGAGGAGCACTCATCAACATACAGGGGTACTTGTTCTATTCTTCCTACACTTTCATGTATTCTACTTAACTCAGACTGGTCTAGTGTTCCTTTCATTATCCACTTATTATCTATACCACTATCAGAGGATATTAACCTACTCAATAGCTGTTGGGAGCTCATCTCATAAGAGAATAAGCATGTTGGAGTTTTACCATAAAACGCACTATTAAAGGCAAATGCTAAGGCAAGAGAGGTTTTACCCATTGAGCTAGCACCCCCCACGATAACTAAATCAGTCTCCTGCCAACCTCCTGTAAACTTATCAAGGCTCTCAAACCCAGTTGTTATGCCATTGAGACCATCATTGTTCATCTTATGCTCAATACTCTTTAACAGTCCATTTAACTGTGTTGAAACATCAGTTATACTGTCCTTGCTTACATTACCTATTTTTCCAACCTCTTCCTCAACGTACTCTAGAATATCAAATATATCATCATTGTTGTTTAACATTCTAGATATTTGACCATTTAAATTAAATAGTTGTTCTTTCTTTTTTTTCTCGTTCAATATTAATATACATGTTAGAGCCTCTGTTTGCATATAAGCCTCTTCATGTGACATTTTTGCTAAATCATAGGATAAGTTTTCACCCTTTTTAGATATAGTTGCACTCAGGCTAACTAAATCTATTTTATTGCCATTTTGTAGTTCCCCAGCTATATAATCAAATATCTTTCTGTTTTTAGGATCTTCAAACAACTCACTACCAACTAGAGAGTGATTGTTATAATACTCTTGAGGGTTGTTTATAAACTTCCCTATCAATGTTCTTTCTATTTGTAAACTATCTACTGACATTTGTAAAATTTGGTGTTTTATATTTAGTTTTTTCTTGTTCTGAGCTACCTATTACCTCATTTCTCCAAGCCTTTTGGTATATCCATGTGCTAGGGTTTTTTCTATACTGCTTATCAGGTGTTGATTTAATATATATATCAACCATCTTTAAAGCCTCTTTCATATCTGATATAGATAACTTTTTCCATTTCTTTAAACAATCATCTCTATTTATTTTCTTATCGTATCTATCCCAAAAATCATTAAACATATCTAACTTTTCTGACATTATTCTTTCAGTTGGTTTGTTTGTTATACTCTGCATTGTAGCATCCCTAAAGGTATTAGCCACTTTATCAAAGACACTTTTAGCAAAAGATACTGATGGATAAACTTCTTCATGCTTTCTAGATGATATATAAAATATAATCTTTCTATCATCTAAATAGTATTGTTCTATTTTAGTGCTCTCAATGAATGAATCTGTGTTTATTTTTATTAACATACTGATTTGTTTAAAAGAAGGGGCACCCCTACAGTACCCCCCTTAGTTGAATTAAAATGGTAGTTTATCAGTATCTGATGAACCCTCTGCCACTTGTTTTTCTGGTTTAAAGTCATTAATCTTAACGTAATGTGTCTTACCATATTCATTAGCACCACCTTTGTTGGCACCAATAGTTAGATTAACATACTTCTTTCCTTCATAAGTGTAAACATGTTCTCCAATCTTATCAAGATGAATGGTCATGTTTATTATAGAGCCTCCATCATCAAATGAAACCTCCTTACCATTTCCACAAAAAATTGCTTCTTTCTTTTCCATAATAAAAAATAATTAAATAGTTAATAGTTATATAAATAAATTGTTATATGCCCATGTGTCATCAACCCTCAACATCTCAGAGATTAATCTAATTTCCTGTGCACTAAACGTGTCAGGAGACTCTAGTCTCTTTGATATTGTTGGTCTTGAAACACCAACATATTCAGATACCTCTTGTTGAGATATTTTCCTTGCTCTTAGTTCTGCTTTTAATTTCATAGTAATTGATTTTTAAAGTATTGATTCAACATAATAGTCATTAATTTCTTTTTCCTGTTTTATAAAATAATGGTCATATATATTTAATAAGTTTTTGTATTTACCTCTACCACCACCAACAAACTCATCACCACACATATATATACCAACGTCAAATGGTTCTGTTTTTTCTATAACGATAAACCAAAACTCGTCTGCCTCAAACCCATCCATATAAAAAGCTGATTGCCTATCATACCCATACTTATAGCACGATCCCATAAAAGCTCTTTGTGAATGGTCTTGGGTGGTTTTTATATCTACAAGTATTTTTCTTCCATTTTCTTCTTTAATATAGTCTGTCTTACCCTTACAATAAACACCTGTATCAGAGTCCTCCCAACAATTTACAATCTCTGCTTCACCCCCAGAAAGTAATCCAACAACTCTTGGGATGGAGTATAATTTTTGTCTCATTTTTAACAAAGATCTCTCCTCTCCTTTTGTTATAATAGTTTTATCACTATTGTTTAACTTAAACTCATCCCAAACCTTACCCCTTCTTGTTCCATCATAAGATATAACCTGTTCTTTATATTTCTCAGGCTCTAATATGTTCTGGTGAAAAGCTCTACCAAACAGTAGTGCGTTTGTATCATCTTGACCATACATCCTGTAGCTTTCAAGCTTTGCAGGTGAGTGAGCTAACTTACCTAATTGAGAATTAGTTATAAAATTCTTATCCCCATAATAAATAGCATCACTATCAAAGTCTTTTATGTATTTAGCAAAATCCATATTATTGTTTTTCTATTTCTGACATTAATAACTTTCTTTGATCTTCTGTCATAGAGTAATTTTCCATTCTTTGTTTAACAATCAAAGACTCACCATCTCTA